GCTGGTCAACGGGGCCACGATTAGTCTCAAGGGAGCCGACAGGCCAGAGACAATGCGTGGTGTGTCCTTGAAGTTTCTCGTGATGGACGAGTACGCAGACATGAAGCCTGACGTATGGGAGCAAATCCTCCGTCCAGCACTAGCTGACCAAAAGGGATCAGCATTGTTCATAGGTACGCCTATGGGCAGGAACCACTTCTATGAATTGTACAAGTACGCAGAGCTAGGTGACGATGAGACTTACAGGGGCTGGCATTTCACCAGCTACGACAATCCAATCTTGGACGCATCTGAAATCGACATGGCGAAGAAATCAATGTCGAGTTACGCCTTTAGACAAGAGTTTATGGCCTCATTTGAAGCCAGAGGCTCAGAAATGTTTAAAGAAGATTGGGTCAACTTTGGAGAAGAGCCAGAAGAGGGAGACTACTACATCGCTGTCGACTTGGCTGGCTTTGAAGAAGTAAACAAAAAACGAACAAAAAATACTAAACTAGATGAAACCGCAATCGCTGTCGTTAAAGTTGGTACTGATGGTTGGTACGTTGATAACATTATATATGGGCGGTGGGAGCTTAACGAGACTGCCGCCAAGATTTTTCAGGCCGTTAGAGACTACAGACCCGTCAGCGTTGGTATTGAAAGAGGCATCGCAAAGCAAGCTGTAATGAGTCCTTTAATGGATTTACAAAAACGATACGGTCAGTTTTTTAGAGTCGAAGAATTAACTCACGGTAATAAAAAGAAAACTGACAGGGTAATGTGGGCGCTACAGGGAAGGTTTGAAAACAGGTATATAACCTTAAGAAAAGGAGAATGGAACAGTAGATTTTTAGATCAACTGTTTCAGTTTCCAGATCCATTAACCCACGATGACTTAGTTGACGCACTGGCGTACATAGATCAGTTGGCTAAGGTAGCTTATAGCTATGACTTTGAAATAGATAACCACGAAATACTAGATGTAGTAGCAGGATATTAGATGAAAGTTTTCAGACCTTTTAATACCTACGGAATATACGCAATTAGTGCTGTAGTGTTTTTTACACTAGGGTACTCTGTTGCCGTACTTTAAGGAACCTAACCGATGGCAGAAGAAATCTATAGCCAAGACCCTTTGATGATTGAGGAGTCGTTGGAAGAGTGGGTGATTACCAAGTGTGAAAACTGGAGAGATCACTATGAGTCAAACTATGAACAAAGTTTTGAAGAATACTATAGGCTATGGCGAGGTCAATGGGATCCTGCTGACTCCGAAAGAGCGTCTGAACGTTCTCGTATTATTTCTCCTGCTCTTCAACAAGCTGTAGAGTCTAACGTAGCGGAGCTAGAAGAAGCCACCTTTGGTAGAGGCAAGTGGTTCGATATTACTGACGATACCAATGACCCAGAAAAACAGGACATACTGTACCTCCGCAAGAAACTAACGGAAGACTTTGAGTCCTGCAAAGTACGTAAAGCTGTCGCTGAGTGTTTAATTAACTCTGCCGTGTTTGGCACGGGTGTTGGTGAGATCACTCTGGAAGAGATCAAAGAGATGGCCCCGGCTACACAGCCCATCATGGATGGACAGTTGACTGCTGTAGGTGTCAACATTACCGACAGGGTTGTAGTTAAGCTCAAACCCGTGTTGCCCCAAAACTTCCTAATTGACCCTGTGGCTACGTCTATTGATGACGCTATGGGTGTTGCTATCGACGAGTTTGTGTCTAAGCACAGCGTAGAAATACTACAGGAACAGGGCGTGTACAACGAGGCTCCTATTGAGTCTGCCGCACCTGATGCAGACCTAGAGCCTGACCAAGACCTTACGATCTACAACGACGATAAGGTACGCCTGACAAAGTACTACGGTCTGGTTCCTCGTGAGCTATTAGAGGCTGAAGGCGTAGACGTAGAAGAAGATTCTAAGTACGTAGAAGCTATTGTAGTTATCGCTAACGGCGGTACGCTTTTAAAGGCAGAAGCCAACCCGTACATGATGAAAGACCGTCCTGTTGTTGCGTTTCCGTGGGACGTAGTACCCGGACGTTTTTGGGGTCGTGGTGTTTGTGAAAAAGGCTACAATAGCCAGAAAGCTCTCGACACAGAGCTACGAGCACGTATTGATGCCCTTAGCCTTACAATTCACCCGATGCTTGCTATTGACGCTACACGGCTTCCCAGAGGGGCTAGACCAGAGGTCCGTCCCGGTAAAATGATCCTAACTAACGGAGATCCTCGTGAAGTACTTCAACCGTTCAACTTTGGACAAGTTGGTCAAATTACTTTTGCACAAGCCGCGTCGCTTCAGCAGATGGTACAGCAAGCTACAGGAGCCGTTGACTCCGCTGGTATTGCTGGACAGGTTAACGGAGAAGCCACAGCCGCAGGCATAAGTATGTCGCTAGGCGCTATTATTAAGCGTCACAAACGCACACTGATTAACTTCCAACAGTCGTTCCTGCTCCCGTTTGTTACCAAAGCGGCACACAGGTATATGCAGTTTGACCCTGAAAACTATCCCGTAGCTGACTACAAGTTCAACGCTACGAGTACCCTTGGGATTATCGCTAGGGAATACGAGGTTACTCAGTTGGTGCAACTCTTGCAGACTATGAAGCAAGACAGCCCGTTGTACCCTGTGCTGATCCAAAGCATTATCGACAACATGAACCTCAGTAACCGTGAGGAACTTATTGCGACAATGCAACAGGCGTCACAGCCTAACCCGCAAGCACAACAAATGGCTATGCAAGCACAGCAATCTCAACTTGAGTTCCAGCAAGCACAAACTGCCGCATTGCAAGGGCAAGCCGCAGAATCTCAGGCTAGAGCAGGCAAGTACGCCATCGAAGCACAACTTGCACCACAGGAACTTGAGATTGAAAAGATTGAAGCAATTACACGAAACCTTAGAGAAGGTGATGAAGACGATAAAGAATTTGATCGTCGGTTAAAAATTGCTGAAGTGGCATTAAAAGAAAAAGCTGTAAATAACCAAGTACCTAAAGGAGCAACACCCCGTGCTAATGACACAAACCGAAATGACCAAATTTCTCAACCAAATCAACGAGGCGTTCAAGGACCAGTTCGACAAACTGGAAATGCTCCAAGTCCGATTAGACCAACTGGAGGAGAAAGTTAATGCCAAAGAAAAAAGATCCAAAGCTAGCACGAGCCGGGGTAAGCGGGTACAACAAACCGAAGAGAACGCCTAGCCACCCTACCAAAAAATTTATTGTCGTAGCAAAAGAAGGCGACAAAACTAAAACAATACGTTTTGGTGATGCTAAGATGAAGATCAAGAAAGATCAACCAGCACGACGAAAATCTTTTAGAGCTAGACACAAGTGTGACACTAACCCGCCTAGTAAGTTAACCGCAAGATATTGGTCTTGCAAAAAATGGTAAGGAGATAATTATGCCATACGGACCCGGAACATACGGAAGCAGAGTTGGAAGACCACCTAAGAAGAAAAAAGCTAAGGCTAAGAAAAAGAAAAAGAAGAGTATGTAAAGATGCCTGCCAAAAAAAAGAAAAAGGCAAACGATGCGTGTGCAAAAAAAGTCAAAGCACGTTACAAAGTGTGGCCTTCTGCGTATGCGTCTGGTGCCGTAGCTAAGTGCCGTAAGGTTGGCGCTAAAAACTGGGGTAATAAAAGTGGCCGTAAGAAAAAGTAAAAAAGGAGCCGCACTCAAAAAGTGGTTTAAAGAAGAATGGGTTGACGTAAAAACAGGAAAACCTTGTGGTCGTAAGTCTGCAAAAAAAGGTAAATCTAAACGTCCATATCCTTCTTGTAGGCCAAAAGCCGTAGCCGCTAAGATGACTAAAGCAGAAAAAGCTTCATCATCAAGACGTAAAACAGGTCCAGCTAGGATTAAACACGCAGTTACAGCATCTGGACGTAGACGTAAAACTGCCAAAAATAAAGCTTGACAACATTACTAAAATATGGTATAATAGAATATATAGAGATAACCACATGGCCTCGTTAGATCAAGAAACAGAACAATATTATAATAAGTACTTTGACCTGTTTAACAACCCCGGTTGGAAACAGTTAATCGAAGAACTACAGCAGAATGCTCTTGTAATCAATAGCGTAGAAGCAACTAAAGATGAGAACGATTTGTATGTACGTAAAGGACAACTAAACGTACTTGCTTATATTCTTAACTTTGAGACAACTACCAATACTAATTACGAAGAGCTAGTTAGCGATGATTAAAGTATTTGATTTTCGCTGTACTAACGGACATATCTTTGAAGAATTTGTAGACGGAGATACTACATCCAGTAGGTGCGGATGTGGAGCCAACGCTACAAAAATCGTTTCAGCAACTCAACACGTACTTGA